GAGCAAGGAAGAGTAATTACGTCAGCGTGCGAACATTGCGGAACCGCCCATGATTTGGGAATATACAAAAACTCATATCGTACGGCCAATGTCTGCCGCCATCATGAGTTGGTAGTAGCCGGAGTAAGCGAAATTATAGACGATTGTAATCCCATATTCTGCAAGAATAAGCAAAAATAAATTAGCAACTAGTGTGAAATTATGTTAGACTTATATTATAAATATTTGGTGAAGCAGATATTACAAATGAGCTAACAGCTTCACCTGTTGGCTTTTTTGTTGGAGGTTATTGTGGAAGAGATTTGGAAAGATGTCTTAGGATATGAGAAATTATATCAAGTTAGTAATATTGGAAAAATGAGAAGTTTAACTCGAATGAGTAGATTTCTCCACGTTCCAAATATGAAAGAATGCTTTAGAAAGCACAAAGGTAAAGAACTAAAACTATCTGTTGATAATAATGGTTATGTAATCGCTAAATTAGGAAACAGACGAAAGAGATTACATAGAATAATTGCTGAATTGTTCGTTCCTAATCCTAAAAAATTACCTTGCATAAATCATATAGACTGTAATCGAAGCAATAATAAAATAAGTAATCTTGAATGGTGTACAGCTAAAGAAAATATGCAACACGCAAAAAAATTAGGAAGATTGAATGTAAAAAGCAGACAAGGTGAAAAACACTTTTTACACAAGTTGACAGAAAGACAAGTGGCCTACATTAAAAAAAGGATAAACAACGATTATTATCACGGATTACTAAGAGAGTTAAGCAATAGATACAATGTTTCTTTTACCTGTATTTCTTCTATTAGGCTAGGCACAAGCTGGAAACATATTAAATGAGGGGGTGTTAATATTATGCAGGAGTACCAGAGTATAATGTGCGACAAATGCGGTACGACTACACAGTATGTTTGGACAAGGGGAATCAAGTATATCTGTTCTAATTGTCGCCACGAGATTGACTTTATGAGTGCGATTTTCGATGGCAGAGTAAAGAATACCAATGGATTTATCGAGAAGAAAGAAAGT